TCTTGCTGGTTCAACCATAGACTTACCATAAGGCAAGAAGTTCATATCATTCAATAATCTGAAGTGTGCTACCTCATAGTTACTTAATTCACTTGAAGCTTTTGTACCACCAACTCCTCCCATTGACTCATCATGAACAAACTGAACCAATTCTGGATTGTTTGGATCCAATCCTTCTTCTCTAAACATTTCATAAGAAGACATCGGAACAACATTTGTGATACCAACTTTTTCAGTAATATCAAGTTTCAAATAAAAGTCTCCATACTTACACATATTACGAACCCAAGGCCAAGCATTGAATTCTATGTTAAGAATATCATAGAACAAATTGTTTAATACTTTTTCTATTTCTTCGTTATCTGATTGTATTTTTAATACATCACCCATCTCATTCTTTAAAGTTGATTCATCTGCATATATGTCTAATGCAGCTGAGATGATTGAGTCTTCATCCATTATTTCGTAATCAGTATATAACTGAATTCTCATTGTATGGAAGTTTGCTTGTTGGTTGTACCCAGTGTGTTGAGTTGATTGATATAGTCTATTAAACCTATCGATAATTCTGTTTGTTGCTAACTTGGGATTAGCTTGTACTTTATTGATGTCAGCTACTTTTAAGCCGTCATCCGATCTACGGACAATCGTTCCCGTTGAGAATAATTTTTGTAGTCTACCAAAGAATGTTTTATCTTGTTCCATTTATTTTCTCTTTATAGAAGCCATGTAAGGTCTTCTTGTTCACCGTTTCCGATATCTTGTTTCCACGGATTTTCAACATATGCATCTTTTGCATTATAGGCTCCGTTCCCTACTTTACCCATTTTACCCAAAGTTCTTTTGTCTAATGCAAGTCCTGCATCAAACAATTTTAAGGCTGTATCTCTTACATACAATCCTATGGATACCGACATAACTAAATCGTCATTGTAACCTCCTTGAGCTTGAGCTTTGTTTCCTTTCCAAATAAATACAAACAATTCTTCGATCAATCTTTTCGATCGGATCGTACATGCTTTTTCTCTTAAATAAGTATCTAGTTTGGAGATTAAAAGGGGTCTAGTTCGTGATGAAGTGGTAAAACCAGGCGTTGCTTTGTCCTTTCCTTGAAGATCATAATTCTTGTTTAGTTGAACTTCTGGATCATTTACTCCTTCATGTTTGTATGTGTAGTATAAGTTTGAATAGTTTCTATCTATTACTTGTTGGATAGATGCCCAACCAATGTTTGCGTTCTCTATAACCAATAAAGCTTGATTGTATTCTGAAGCTATATTGACCAGCATGTTACCATATTCTTTGGTTGGACATTGTCCTTTGTATTCAGCTACTTGCTCCATAGTTTCTAAATCTATAACATGGAATGCTGAATAATCTTGTCCATCTCCTCTAGCGACATCGGCTGATACCAAATATCTACTATCGAGTTTAGGATACTCCCATATCCACAATTCTTTCTTTTGTCCTCTTTGTTCGATTGGATCTTTAACTGTGTTGTCAGCCATCCATTGAAGAAGCTCACCAGCTACCACAGTATTACCAGATGAAACAAAATCACAATCACATTCCTGTGCCGCCATTTTTTCTCCTAGTAATGAGTCTTGCTTGTCTCTCCATTCTTGATCTTTATCTGGATGCTGTGTCCAGTGAAGTAATATATCATTGAATTCACTTTCTTCAGTAGATGCTCCAACCCAAGTCTTATGAAACCAATTCCCGGTTCCGTTTGGTGTTGATAAAGCAATACATCTACCACCAGTCGATAATGTTTGTTGAGCTGATGTCCATATCTCATCTATGCTATCAATAAACGCAGCTTCATCAATTATTAGTAATGATAAAGCTTCAGACCTTGCTGCATCGGGACTAGATGATACAGCTTTGATTTGAGAACCATTGGAATATCTTAACGATAGTCTATTGTCCTCTGCTGTTTTTATTTTCAACCAGTTCGGAAGCAATTCATTCATTACTCTTACTTTGGTTACCAAATTCTTTGCTGTGTTTTGTGTGGTTGCTATAACAAGTACATTGAAGTCTTCATTGAATATCATAGACCATAAAGAATATCCAGCTGTTAATGTTGATATACCCATTTGTCTGGATTTCAATATAACATTGTATCTGTTGTTCTCTATCTCGGTTAAAGATTCTTCTTGAAACTTATACAAGTCGAATTTTATTTTTCCTCGCATAGGATGTTGTATATAACAATATTTTTTCATGAAATATACTGGATCCTTTGAGCACTTCAAGTACTCAGAAGCTATGGCTTGTTTTAACTCTTTGTTATTCATACATATAAATATAGAATATTATGGTAACGTGTATCCAACAGTGTGAATCAATACTACACTTGTTGCAACTCCTATTATGAATCCGAAGGGACGTTTATTGTACCACTTGTCTACAACCTTTATTTTCTTTTCGTATAACTTTATTTGTTCATTATATAAATATATCTCTCTTTCCCTAAACGATAAAATTAAAGAATCTTGTTTGGCTAAGTTTTCATAATCTGTTATCAATAGTTCGTATTGTTTGATGAGTACATTATTGATAGAGTCTTGCTCAATCAAAGTATCCATCACAGCAATGATTTCATCTACTTCAGCCTGAGGAATGCGAATTGTATCTTGAGCTATAGAGTTGAGTGAAAACATCATGATTAAAATTATTGTTAAGTATCTCATTTCTTTGACCCATATTTATTTTTGAAGTTTTTAGCTTTAGCTTTTGCTTTAGTTGTGTCCTTCTTTTTGGTCTTGGTTTTAGATATCTTCTTTTTCCCTGCCGCTACCTTTTTCTTGATAACCTTTTTCTTTTTGGTAGCTTTTTCAATGTGGTCTGCAACATCATCTAATTCTGATTTGTTTTCTTTTATTTCTTTATCCAATTTTGTTTTGCTGCTTGAGCTCTTGAATATCAACAGTATCACTCCAAATATGGTTCCGATAACTGCTCCGATTTTTAGTAGTGTGTTTTTCATTTTAGTGGTTTCTCCTTTTTATTGTGGCTCTAGTGCGTCTAAGCACGCATATGAGACCTTCTTGTTATGGTGTAAGTATATTGTATCACCCAGTTACTTTGTTGAATTTTTCTTTTTCTGTTTCAATGTATTTTTCAAATTGTTTGATCATTTCTTCGTCTGATTGTCCACCAGACCAATCTTCTATATCTCCCGCTTCTGTGATTTGTTTCTTTGAATGTCTCGATTTCAAGAATTCTTTGAACTCCTCTTTACTATCCAACATCCAACGTTCCCAATTCTTTGAGATCTGTTCCTTTTCCCAAGCATCGTATGTGCCGTTTTGTCTCATTTCGTCTTCGTGATTCATTTGACAAAACAAACAATGTTTAAATCTTATATACATGAACTTGTGTTGTTCTTTATTCATTCTTGCTTGACACTTTGGACACTCCATAGGAATTCTTGCGTGCTCTCTTGCTGAGTCAAGTTTGGTTATGGTTTGCTTGATGCCATCTTTGATGGTCCATTGCTTGCCACGTTCTTCCCAAACGTCTCCTTCTTTTTTCCTTCCGGTTGATGATTTTTCGTATCCAGATTGAACCGATACTTTGGATGTATAGTTCCCAGTGGCCAGATTTCTCATTCTCTGTACCTTACTTTTTGATATGTTCTTTTTCATTTTTAATCTAAAACCTTGCGTGCTATACTGATCCACTTTTGTGCAATTGGATTTTGTACCGCACTATTAATAAACTTCATAACGTGACTTTTTGCTCCTCTTGGTAACTCACCAGGTTCTCTTCCTTCTGTGCTAACCACTTTCATGTTGGATCCAAATAAATCTTTGTATGCTTTTTTGTTTTTCTGAACTCCCTTCCAAGTTCTTTTAACTACTTTGTCTAACAATACTCTTGTGTCTCTTGCAGAGTTTCTTGCCATTGCAGTTTTCATTGTTGTGTCTACGAATATCATGTAACAATCGTATCCAAGTTCTTCCAATTGCTGTTTCTTTTTTGCTATTGGATTGTAAGAACCTCCGGTACCATCTATAATGATTCCAAGTTTTCCTTCCAAATAAAATTCCATTTGTTTCTGAGCAATCATTCTTGCTTTGTGCATCAACTTGCCACTCAACGATCTTTGCTCGGCATCCATATCAGCATGATCAACTGGAACCTTGTGTTTCTTTTTTAAATATTCATATGCTTGATCCAAATTAACTACCTTCAATCCGGTTGAGGTTAAAGACTTAACTTCAGATGAATCTGGATTATTGAATATTGCATCAACTACAGATGATTTTCCTGAACCAGGACCACCGGCTAGAAATACCGCTTTGAATATGTGTTTGTCTTTTATTCCTTCGTTGATAAGAATTTCATTCATTAACTCACCTGGTGGAAGTTTCTTTAAAGGTTCTTTTGCTGATTGTGGAGCAGAAAGTTGAGCTCCTATGTAATCTATTACTTTGTATCCAATACTTGTGGATAAGAAAGTTGCCCAAGATAACCAACGTTTGTAGGCAACTCTTCCTCTTTTGTCTTTAAGTAAATTGGTACCTCCATAACCTCCAGGGATACCAGCCGGAAAGTAGGATACTGCTTTGGTTGGTCCTCCCGACATATCCTTTTTGAATTTTGTTTCTTTATCTAAATCAAATATTTCTTCGTTACCAGATATATAATCCAACACCTTCATACCCAATCTTTCTGCTTGTTTTCTTGTGGCTGTTCGGTACGAGTTTTGATTTCCCCAAAAAGCTCTTGGTCCATCATCTACCGCTGTACCTCCACGTATTTTGGATGATTCAGTTATGAATTGCGCTATGTTTTCTTTCTCACAGAAATCTTCCATGAACAATTTGATCGGAGCTTCCTCCGTTATTCTATCTACTAGCCACTTTCCTAGATTCATTTTGACTTTCTGATTTCTAATTCTGCTTTTATCCATTTCTTAGCAATATGATTTTTTATTGGTCTTTTCACAAATTCGTTTGCAGCCTTTTTAACATTCTTGGCGAACTCTTCTCGTTTGGAATTATCAACAACCAACATTTGGTTTGCACCGAATAGTCTTTGAAACTTTCCAAGATTGTTTTGAACTTCTTGCCAAGCACCTTTAACTATATCCACTGGAACCTTTCTTGGTCTTTTCATATTGTTTGCTAAAGCAACATCAAGATCTGTGTTAACAAATACCATGTAACAATCATATCCTTGCTCTTGAAGTTTTTTGTATAGCTTTGCAATCTTGCTATAGTCTTTTGCGGTACCGTCTATAAGTAATCCTAGTTTTGCATTCACAAATCCCAACATCTTTTTCGCAACCACACGTTTTGCTTTTGTTCTTAGCTCTTGTGATTTTGCAAACTCTTCCGGTGACATTCTGGTCATATCAGCAGACATTCCAGCTGATTTCAAGTATGCTTCATAAGCTGAGTCAG